CGGAGGCTTCTTGTTCTAATGGAATACTCTGACCTTATGAAACAAGCGGAAGAGCACAACAAAAAGCTACACCGTACCAAGGACGTAAACATTGCGGACATTCTCACATGGGAAGACAGGGACGCAATCGCTAAGATCGTAGACAACAGAGTTGCCAAAGAATACGGCGACATGTTTCCATTCAAATGGCAGTTTAGCTGCTCCGGACATTTTATTTGTTGACATGATTTACAAAATCGACTATTGTATCAAAGGTCAGCCCGAGCGCAAGTCACACTTGTACACATGGGCAGGCGACGACGAAGACGCAGCCTTCTATGCCCTTGACTGGGTAGTAGCACACAATTACAATTTACTAAACGTATCACGAACATGAAAAAACGTAAGTACTACCCAAACAACTGGCAAGCTATCAAGGACTGCCCTCCTGCATACTTTCCTGCCATGCCTTTTAACGAGTTCAGAGATTGGAAAATCGCTGGCTATCAGTTACCTAGTTCTCACTTCGGTATTGTACGTGTAGAGAACAAGGACACAGGCAAGATAGAAGAGTATACATACAAGTCTGAGCATCACACAAAGCAAAGACTTAAAAAAGAGATAGGCAAGAACACAGCTATTACACTAGCTACCGACATAGGTGTCTATCATCTTATCCCTAATCCACTTAACATTGATTTTAACAATGACCAAGAAAACGTTTGAACGTAGGTATCAACAGCTCAAGATGCTTGTTGACAATCACCCACACAAAGAAGAACTCATTGCTATAATGCAGGAGCAAGTAAAAGACGACAACTAACCTACAATCCAAATGCTTACAGACAAACAGATAGAAGATCAGCAGGAGTTCGAGCGTAAACAAATTCAAGGAGGCAAGGCTAGGTTACAATCCAACACAACTAAGTTGGAAGAAAAGACCTACGCCTCTGCTACTGTTTATGGCTCATCAAGTATCAGCTCCATATTGCCTGATCTCATTGCATTTATAGATAGTAAAAAAGAAAGATATAAGACTCTTGCCGGACACAATATGCAAATCTTCCGCAAGTATATACTACCTGTGGATTCAGATTTACAAGCATTGTTAGTATGTAAGGTTGTGTTTGACCATGTGTTTATGCCAAAATCAAATAAACATTCTTTAACTAACATTGCAACTGCCGTAGGTGCAGCTATTGAGGCTGAGTGTCAGATGAATTACTACGACAAGGAAGCACCAGCACTACTAGCTACACTTAAGAAGAACTACTGGCATGAGGCACGAGGCACAGAGTATAAACGTAAGTGTATACAGACATTGATGCACAAACAGAACATATCGCCATGGATTCATTGGGATATGACTACCAAAATTAAGGTAGGAACCTTCCTAATGGATTGTTTAATGGAGGTATCAGGCTGGTTTGAGCGTGATTTGATGCGTAAAGGTAGAAAAACAATATCAATACTTGTACCCACCGACGAATTAATTAAACACCATGATGAAATCATGCGAATGGCGGAGCTTTTTAGTCCTCTTGCTAAGCCTATGCTTATTCCTCCCCGTAACTGGCACGCTCTCCAAGACGGTGGCTACTATCTTAACGATTTAACAAGGTGTCATAATTTCATCAGGAGGAGCGAGGGCACCCTAATACAGGGAGAAATACCCTACGACTTTATTAACTCAATTCAACAAGTATCTTACAAGTTAAATCCTTTTATAGTTAAGGTAGCGAAAGAGTTAGAGGAGAGAGGTATAAGTGTAGGGAAGTTTAGACCTGTACTTGAACATACCATCCCTCCAAAGCCTGTTAATATTGAGACAGATGAGACAGCTAGGAGAGAGTGGAAGAAGAAAGCTAGAATAGCTAGAGAGCTACAGGCAGCAGAAGTGCGTAAGTCCTGTAGGACACGTATGACTATGGAAGTTGTACGTGAGTTTGAAAATGTTGAGTTCTATATACCATGGAGTTTTGACTATCGTGGTAGAGCATATCCCATACCTAACTTACTTACACCTCAAGACACTGACTTTGGAAAAAGTTTGTTATTGTTTACAGAGGGTGCTAAGATAACCAAGAAGGGTATGGAATGGATAAAGTTCCAACTTGCTACAACGTATGGACTTGACAAAGCTACCATGCAGGAAAGACTGGACTGGGTAGAACAAGCAGAGAACAGAGAGTTAGTACACCGTGTATGGTCTGACCCTATTGGCAACATTGCTGACTGGGAAAATGCAGACGAGCCATGGTTATTTTTAGCTGCATGTGTAGAATGGTACGAGTTACATTACGAGCACAAGTTTCACACACATCTGCCTGTTGCCGTAGACGCTACATGTAGTGGTCTACAGATATTAGCTGGTCTTGCCAAGGACGCCTCCACTGCTCGTATGGTAAACGTCATAGGAAGTAACAAACCTCAAGACGCTTATGCAACTATTGCAAATGAAAGCATGGACGCCATACCTGATAGGTTAAAACCTTATTGGGATAGAAAGGTAACTAAACGTTGTGTGATGACCATACCATACAATGCTAAACCTTTCTCAAATCGTTCTTACATCAGGGACGCCTTCAAAGAAAAAGGTGTAGATGTAGACAAAGATGAACTAACTCAATGCGTATCGGCTGTACGGAGTGCTATGAATGTAGTAGTTCCGGGAGCTATGAGCGTAATGAAATGGATTGAACAAGAAGTAGCTAGAGCTATCAAGTCCGGAGCTGACGAGATACACTGGACAACACCGTCTGGGTTTAAAGTCAAGCAAAGGTTAATGAAAAAAGAAACTAAAATCATCAAGACTCAGTTAATGGGTAGATGTATGATACATGTTTCAGGAGCTGAAAAAGGTCCAGACCTAAAGCATCACAAGAATGCCACAGCACCTAATCTTATTCATTCACTTGATGCAAGTTTATTACACATAGCAATCATGGAAGTTAAGTTTCCTATTGCATTGATACATGACAGTGTATTATGCAGAGCTACAGATATGTGTACATTATCTAGCTTAGTACGTAAAACTTACATGCGTCTGTTTGCAGAGCATGAACCACTAACCGACTTCGCACTATCAATAGCTGCTGAAGAACAACCACCGATCATTGGCGATCTTAAACCAGAAGCCGTGATTGATTCAACATACTTTTTTTGTTAATGAGAAACATACACGTAACACCCGAACCTGTAACCCTAGAAGGTTACCAATCCGTGTTAAAGCCAAGTAAGTTTGGCTATTCTTTAAAAGCCATAGTTGGAGAAGATATGATCTCCAAACTAGAGACTGAAAGAGAGGACTGCCTCAAGTGGGCGGAATCTAAATTAAAGAACCCAAAAAGATCAGTACTAAAACCTACACCGTGGGAAGAAGTAAGCGAAGGTAAATACCTTATCAAGTTCTCTTGGAGTGAAGACAAAAAGCCACCAGTTGTAGACACTGAAGGCACACCAATCAGGGACGAGACTACACCTGTGTATTCAGGCAGTAAAGTTAAACTTGGATTTACACAGAAACCATACATACTTAAAGATGGTTCAACCTATGGCACATCACTAAAATTATCTGGAGTACAGATAGTTAGTATTCAGTCAGAGGTAGGCGTAGACACTGGTGACCTTGACGAAGCAGGAGCTGCTGAATTATTTGGTAGTACAGCAGGCTTTAAAACATCAGAACCAAACGTAACACCTGATACAACTCCTAGCTCAGTAGAGTTAGAAGATGACTTTTAGATCAGGATTAGAGGAAAAGGTAGCAGACCTATTGGTATCACTGGGCGTTGACTATGAATATGAGGAAACGTCCTATCCTTACACAATCCAACATCAATATACTCCTGACTTTGTGCTACCAGACAACGGAGTAATCCTAGAGGTCAAAGGGTATTGGGACCCACCATCTAGGCGTAAGATTAAACAAGTAATCAAGGACAACCCAAAGATAGACCTTCGTATGGTATTTCAAGACCCATACAAACGTATATCGAAGAAGTCTAAAACAACATACGCAAAATGGTGTGAGCGATACGGAATACTCTGGTGCGCTGCACACTGCATACCAGTGGATTGGTTGAAATGAAAGTAGATATACATAAACCATTTTCTTACAGGATTGCTTCAACACACATTGATTATGACTTTACTGAATTAAGAAAAGATAAAAGAATTGTTGGTGTGAGTCCAAAAAATTTGAACGACCATACTAAATATACAGAACAAGAATTTGTAGAAAAATACTTCAGAATTTTAGAAGATTATCCTGATTTAAAAAAACTAATTTTAGAGGCGTTTCACGCATTTAGTTCAGAAATACATCCAAATAAAAAGTTTGCAATAAGTACTTCTTGGAAAGCTGAAGTTGTAGATGGTGAAAACTTTTCCTATCATAATCATACAAATTGTGTTTATTCAGCAGTGTTATATCACGATATATACGATGAAAATAGTGCTGTTTTATCTTTAGAAAATCCGATAAAGATTGGTAATGATTTAGGTTTCAAAGACGAAGAGGTAGCACATCTTAGACCTTATACCGGAGGATTATATATTTTCCCAGCACAGATGTGGCATATCACCTCAAAACATAAAGGTGAACCACGATATTCTTTAGCTTGCAATTTTGTATTAACAAACCCTATTTATAATTACGATTCATCTTTCGACCCATCATGGCTGAGTTCTTAAGGCACGAGCCATGCGAAGTGTGTGGCTCATCAGATGCAAAGGCAATCTATGATGATGGTAATACATTCTGTTTTAGTTGCCAAACACTTACAAAAGCAGATCAAACATATAACATGCCCACCAATGTACAATTCAAAGGTTCAGCCCAAAGGCTGCAAAAACGAAAAATTAGCGAAGAAACCTGTCAACACTACAAAGTCTACAGAGACGGAGAACTTCTACGCTTCCCTTATTACAACAGCAGTAAACAGCTACAAGGATTCAAAACAAAAACCAAACTAAAAGATTTTAAGTATGAAGGTACTACTACTGATACTTTGTTTGGTCAGTCTCTTATACCTTCTACTGGTAAACGCATCATGGTCTACGAAGGCGAGCTGGATGCACTATCGGGCTGGGAGGCTTACCCAAACTGGGCGCATGTCTCGCTTCCTCATGGAGCTGCTTCAGCAAAAAAGGATATACAGAAACAACTTCAGCTCTTTCAGGGTTATGAAGAGATTATCCTTTTCTTCGATAAGGACGAAGCCGGTAACATGGCGACGGAAGCAGTGGCTCCGCTCTTACCGTCTGGGAAAGTTAAGATTGCTCATTTACCAGACCCGTATAAAGATGCGTCTGACGCACTGCAAAATAATGATGCTGAAGCGATCAGGAAAGCTATCTGGAATGCTTCGCCGTATCAGCCGGATGGAATAGTAGATGGTAAAACTCTACTAGAATTAGTAACAAACCCTAGCCCACCATGTGACTTCGAGTATCCCTTTGCTGGCTTGCAAAGACTAACCCATGGATGCAGATACGGAGAGCTCACTGTTATCAGTGCAGGCACAGGTCAGGGCAAGTCAACGCTGACAAGGCAGTTGGCAACTCACTTCTTAAACTTAGGCGAGCGTGTCGGGTACATTGCTCTGGAGGAGTCAAACAGGAGAACAGCTTTAGGACTTATGTCTGTAGCTACTGGTAAAGCATTACATCTTGGAGAACATACCAAGGAGACATTACAAGAAGCATATGACTACACCCTCAAAGACTGGAATCTCTACCTTTATGACCACTTCGGCAGTGCTGACCCTGATATTATTTACAGTCGTATTGAATATATGGCACTCGCGCTCGAAGCAAAAACAATCTTCCTCGACCACCTATCCATACTAATCTCAGGATTAGAAGGTGACGAAAGAAAGATGATAGACAATACTATGACTAAACTACGTAGTCTAGTTGAAAAAACTGGCATCAAGTTATTCTTGGTATCACATCTACGTAGAACACAGACAGACAAAAACCACGAAGAAGGAGCACGTGTAACTTTAGGACAACTAAGGGGAAGCGCAGCAATATCTCAGCTTGCGGACGAAGTGTGGGGACTCGAAAGAAACCAACAAACGGAAGCTGTAGATCAAACTATCCTACGTGTACTAAAGAATCGTTATTCCGGAGAAGTTGGTATTGCATGTCAATTAAAATACAATAAAGAAACATGTAAGTACGATGAAACTACGGAGCCAATTTTCAATCCCTCAACAGACTTCTGATTTAGAAGAACTGAAGAGACCAAACCCACCCAGTAAACAAGCAAAAAAGAAAGCTAAGTTTAGGGACAAAACCTATGTCGCAAACCCAAATGCTCGTATTTGATATAGAAACAAACGGGCTGTTACATGGTGTATCTGATATACACTGCATTGCGATGTATGATAATCAAAAAGAAGAAACTTTTGTATTCAACAATCAAGGCGATCAACCACCAATTACTGAAGCTCTGGACTGGCTCAGCTCTGCTGATGTCATAGTCGGGCACAATATAATTGGGTATGATCTACCAGTTATACGCAAACTTTATCCTTATTTTAAAACTGAGGCTGAAGTTATTGACACTCTCGTCTTATCTAGAATGTATCATCCAAACATGATGGAGATAGACAAGAAAAGAAACGTACCAAGAATGCCATTACAGTTGTATGGACGTCACAGTTTAGAAGCATATGGTTACAGATTGGGTGAATACAAGGGTGAATTTGGAAAGACAAGTGACTGGACTAACTGGTCACAAGAAATGCAAGACTATTGTGTACAAGATGTACAAGTTACCACCAAACTATGCGAACACTTCCGCCCTTACATGACGCGGACAGGTTAGAACACCGCGTCGCAGAAATACTAACAGAACAAGAAATCCATGGATGGACATTTGACGAACAAAAAAGTCAGCAACTTGAGTCACATCTCAGAAGAGAGATGGAAGAGCTTACTCAAGTACTTCGGGGACAATTCCCTGTCGTTGGAGGAGCGTTGTTCACTCCTAAACGAGATAACTCTACACAAGGAT